TCATTTAACTCTTTAAAGTCGTTTCTATACCCCCTATAAACCGATTCTACGACCTCATTAAAGATAAATGGTTTCCCATTCTCTTCAAAGTAAACCCACTCATAATCCAATCCTTGTGTGTTTAAATACCTATTGTCTAAAACTAATGTATTTACATGGACTATTTTGGATATATCAAACTTGTCTAATTTCTTTGCATCTATGTGATTAAAATTGATTATACCATCACTTCCATCACTTTGTCTAAAATATATAAAAGACAAACGACTTCCCAACGGATGTGCTCTATGAGAACTCCACACAGGAATTATAAGGTCAATATTTACATTACCCCCTAAAAACGAAAGTAGGGTATGTTTATCTTCAATTAGATTCATACCCTACAATATACTAAAAATATTTTGATTTACAAAATTTATTCTCCCCAATGTTTTTCACGTAATTCGTAAATGTCAATTGGTTCTCTTTTCATTTGGTTTCCTGGTCTAAAATATGCACCTTTCTTTAAATAACCACCTAAGAAGTTTCTTCTCATTCTTGTAGTATCTTTATTAGGGTCAGAACCATGCACAACATGTGAGTGTAATAATGCAACTTGTCCTTTTTTCAAATAACCTTCTACCTTACGGAAATCATGCCCTTCTGGCATTACACAACTAATACCCCTTTCACTTTTCCAGTTTGATGTATTTGTTGCTTTTCTTTCTTCGTTATCTTCCATTGGTAAAACAGGTAATCTATGTGAACCCTCATAGTTCCATACAGAACCATTTTCAGGGTCGTGATTATCTAATGCCAATGCAGTGTTGATAATCTCATTATGTCCACAACCAGTGTAGAATGCGTTTTGATGTTGGTCTCTACCCAATTCACCTTTTGGTTTGAAATATGCCCAAGTTTGCATTCCAACTATATCACCTTCCATTAAAAATTCCATTGCTTCAATTAACTTTGGATGTGCAAATAGTTTTTCTAACTTGTCCGATAATTTATGTGGATACATAAATGGTTCATACTCCTGCCATTTTTCAGGTTCAGCTGCATTTCTTTCTAAACGTAATCTATTTAATTCTTCGTTGATTTCATCAACTTCCGTTTCGGTAAGTAATTCTAATACCGTCCAACCTCTATATCTCCAATCAAATGTAATTTGTTGAATTTCTTCGGTAGATAAGTGTTTGTATTTTTTCATAACTTTAATTGTTTATATATTTTAAATATAGTAAAAATAATTTATAATACCAAATTATTTGTGAAATTGTAATAAGTTTGGTAAGTATAATGATATATTTCTTATTGTCTTAGAAGTCAAATTGATTATTTGTTTATTTGTAATTTCAACTCCAATATCCGACAATTCACCTTTTTGGTTATATACAGTTTCTTTTGGGCCCGTTATTCTCCATTTTAAATCTGCAACTTTCCAAAATGGATTATCTCTCAATTCATCATGTACTTCTTCGGATACTTCAAAAACAAAACCATTTGAATCATTTGTTTTTTGAATAAAATATCTTCTAATAAACCCATTATCATAGTCAAATTCGGTTGGAATTGGAATTACAGTTTTTGGAATTTGTAATGTAAAGTTTTCAATATTTTTTGCAATGTCTTTGTACATATTATTTTATTTAAACACCATATCTAAATTCACCTTCAATTTCAGTAGTCCATCCCTGGTCTGTGTTTACTACATGTTTAGTATTTGTTATTTGAAATTGTCCTAATTTATTATATTGTTCAGGTATGCCATCTACTCTAAATGTTTCACCACAAGTTATACCACTAATACCATCTATTGTCAAATTTACTTTTATTGGAGTCACTAATTCAAATCTACTCCTAACATCTTCTGTGTTCAATCCAAGTTCTGTATTTATAAAACTATAATCTTCGTAAATTAATGTTCGTATATCTCCTTTTTTAAATTTAAATTTAGTTTGAAAATTATTGTAAGATTTACGTTTTGCTTCTTTTTCGGCTTCTACTTTTTCTTTTACATTCTTATCATCTTCTTCATTGGTATTAATCTTTACCGGTGTTTTAATAAGTTGTTGATATTCTATTTCATTTATAGAAAAATAACCATCAGCAGTTGAAAATGCAGAATAATCTATACTTTGATATAATTCTGGTGGTAAATTTATAGCATCTTTATTTTCCTTATCTCCTTCTTTTACTGCCTTTCTATTAGCCAAAAATTTAGCTGAATTAAATATGGTTGCTGCGGCTACCTGGTCCGATAATTCAAAGTTGAATTTGAAATCTCTAACATTTGAATTGATAGTAGTTGGTTTAAATCTATATTGTTTTCTAGTATCTGGCTGTTCCGTATTTAGAGAATATAATTTGGTATCTATTACAGTTTGTTTTGCACCCTCATATAAAGACCCAATTCTTAATTTAAATAAACCAAAAGAAGTTTTATTTATTCTATCCAATATATCAACTACAAAATCTATCGTTTTTGTATTTCTTTCCCAGGCTTCTCCCACAACTTTATAAGATACAAAAATATTTAATGCATTTCCAATTTTTAAATCCGTTAATGGTTGTCCTTCTTTATTTTTAATGTCTGGAATTTTAAGTATTATATTGTTGTTGTTCAATGGGTCTGTGAATGATATTTCTTTGTTTGGAATTAAAGATAATTTATTATTACCAACACCAATACTACCATCTACTACACCAGATTTTGTTCTGTTTATTACACCAGTCTTTTCATCAAATGTAAATTGAGGTAAATTTTTATTTGGGAATATTATATCATTATCAACCGATATCATATTATTATGTACCGTTATTGGAATTATTTTTTCGGTTGAATCTTTAATTTTAAAATAATTATCTTTAAATAAAATAAAATCAGAATTATTTCCTTGGTTTGACGTATTGTTTGCTAAGATTTCTAATATAAATTTTAAAGACAAATATGGTTCGTTTGATGCAGTTTTGTCCAATTCATCATCATTGATTTTTCCCCAATTAAAAAAATGGTCTTTCCAATCGGTTTCTTTTAATTTTAACATCATCTCTGAATTCAATCCAGGTAAATCATTTAATAATTTATTAGTCCATTGTTTCCATTGTGATACATCAGTAGATGGTGAGTCAAAAGCTTTATACTTTGTAATAAATGCCTTTGGTAATGCTAAATTGTATTCATTTGATTGTGCAACATCTATTTGGACTGAATATGTTCCGTCTTGTTCAATTGAATAACTATAATTTATTAATTTACCAGCAACTCTATCGTATGAACCTTTTGACGTTTTACAAGATTTTAAATATTTACCAAATTGATTAATATTTGGGTCAGTAAATTCTTTAAAAGTTTCAACAAATTTTTTGTAATCGGATTTGTCAATCATTGCAAGATTGAATGCACCCGCAAAAGAATTATCACCATATTCTATTAATATATGCATACCCGCTTTACAAAAAAACAATTCAAACATTTCAAATTGTTTCAATGAAAAACATCTAACATTTACATTTGCAACTTTTAATGTATTGTTTGTACCATCGGTATTAATATTAACAGACTCTATAATTGGCATAGATACACGTCTACCAAATTCTCCAATTGCATATATCGCTTTTCCGCTAAAATCAAATCCAACTAAAGTTTGTTGTAATGAATAATTTAGAGATGGATTAAGTTGATTTGATATTATACACCCATTATATACAACACCACTATCTTTTGATATAACTTCTTTTGCACGTTCAATAGCCTCATTTTTTGTATTCATTGGGCCGTTGGATTTAACTATTTTTGCACCAGAAGTCATAATCACAAATGGCATTTTTTTATTTGCTTCTTTTGGATTATTTTCTCTTTCTTCTAAAATATCTACTACCCATTTTTTAAGAGGTGCTAAGTAAATCATATAACTTATCTATTAATTCTTTCAAATTCTTTTAATACGGAATTTGCATCTGATGGTATTCTTAATTGTCTACCCGGTTCTATTGATAATGATGCATCATTTAAATTATTTGCAACTGATATTACCCACCAATAAGATGCATTACCATAATATTTTGATGCCAATAAATCCAACCTGTCCGACTGAGTTGATATGATGTATATATCGTTGTCGGTTGGTTTAATTTTTGGGTATATGGTTGATTCAAAATATTGTTTTTGTGTTGCCTTTTCTTTTAATATCCTATTGTATGTATATCTCATTTATTAATGATTTTCATTATAACGAATTGTATGGTATTATTTTTCCTATCGGTGCGGTTCTTGCCGTTTTATATTGACCTACATGCGTACCATCCGGGTCTAAATCTAATACTGCCCTACGTTTTCCTTCTGCCACCTGTTGCCACACATGTTTGTCATCATCTTTTTCAGTTTGCGGTTTTGGTTTGATTAGACCGGAACCAAATACCAATCCAGGATTTCTACCAACACTTGATGCGGGTGTGGTTGGTAATGCAGGTCTATCATCTACATCAGGTTGTTCATCGAATCTATAAGTTATAGTATCATCCGCATTATTTATTAAGTGGTTTTCTATAATAGTCATTTCAAAAGAAACGTCAACATAGTGTGGATATACTATATTAGAATTTGCAGGTAAAAATAATGGATTTGATGATGCCCAAGTGGTTTCTTGTGGAACCGATATCGATAAGTTAGAAACAAATCCTTTTACGTTTTTAAATAATCCACCTATACTCATTTGGATTATATTCGGAGAAAATACCGATGGCATATATTCATTATTTTCTCCCAATAATATATTTGTCAATTTTGAAGATGGATATGATAATTCTCTTAATAAATTTAATTTATCCCTCATTACGACTTGTTGTCCATTATTAATCCAATATACTTTAAAATCAAATGATATTTTTCTTTCTACACCATTGTATCTATATGTGTTGAATGGAGACCCAACATATTTAAATGAATTCCACTCCGGTGTCATATTATCACTAATATCACCACTAATTGCAGCTGGGAACACTAAATATTGTTTTATTCCTTCTATTTTAAATTTTATAAATTGTAAATCATTTCCGGTATTAAGTTTTACCAAATCATTAATACCATCATAATTTAATAATCTTTGATTTGAAATAGCATTATCTATTAAATAATTTCGTTCTTTTAATTTTAATTTTTCTACATCAATCAATTCAGGAAATCCCAATAAATTTTTTACCTTTAGAAATTTACTACCAGGTTTTTCATCTGTGTTTGGTAAAAATTTAACTTGTTTTTTATTATTTTCTGCACGTTCTTTTGCCAAAGAAACATTATTTTTTCTTTTTGAAGTCAATACATTTACTGCAATATTTCTTACTGCCTGTTTTGCACCAGCTGTAATTGCTCCTGCTGCATTTCTTGCAATGTCCGATGGTGTTCCTTTTAATAAACCAGTAAGTGCATTTGATGTTGCAGGCTCTTGCGATACTACATATTTTTTATCAGGTTCAATTGCATACTTTAAACCACTATAATCACCATTTATAGGTTGGCCATTTATAGATACAGGTGGTGTAGTTGCAATTCTCGTATTACCATCTATTAAAGGAAATATAGTGTCTGACGGTCTATTTGCAGAACCTCCTAATAAATTACCTACAAATCTACCAAATCCACCACCACTAACTTCATTTGATTTATACCTTGAACTATTTACTGCAATTGTTCTTGCAGGGTCAACCGAGCCTTTGGTTGATATTCTTATTAAATCCGACCCGTATAATGTTGGTAATTGTTTGTAAAATAAAACTCTTTTGCCTGTTTTTGACAATTCGGCAGATACAACATCTTTAACTTGTTGTCCTAAATTATTTTTCTTTTGAATAGTTTCTATTGGTTTGACACCATTATATCCATTCAATAATAAATCTTTAAGAAATTGAGCCATTTATAATTTTATTTATTATAAATATCTTATATTATAATTTGTTGAGATTATTTAGTTTTTCCCTTTTCTGATATTTTAATTTTTTCAATCCTACTCTTAACTTCTTTACCATCCAATAATAATTTCATGTCACCTAATCCTATTGTTCCTAATCTCGATGTAGCAACAGTTAAGGCTTGTATATTTTGTAATAATTGAGTTTGTAAAGTTGATTGTGCATTTATCATCTTAAGTGATGTATCGGATGATTTTAACAAATTTTCTTGTGAATCTAAACTGACATTTTGTGCTTTTGCACTTTCTTCTAATTTCTTTACAGTATTAAAACTATATTTTTGTCCACCAGGTGTTAAATTACTGATAACAGCGTCTGTTGATGATACACCACTTACCCCAGGAATAAACTCAGTTATTCCACTATTTGCTCTAACAGATTCTCTTATATTTGTTGGAAAAGTTTGACCTTGTCTGCCAATTAAATTATATGCACCCTTTAAAGTCCCAAATGGGTTTTTAACAGCATCTACCAAAGTTTGTAATTCAACATCTACAAATTTACTAATTGCAACTCCCATCTTTGTTAATTCTAATCTGGTAATATTTGCACTTTGTCCTATATCATATATTAGTCCTTGTTCTAAATCTTGTCTTGTTAGTCTTATTATTGCTCTACCAACATCAAAATTTGCAGCATCTATTTTTTGAGTTTCTGTTGCAGATTTTAATGTAGATAGAAATTGTTTATTTGATGCAATTCCCTTTTTAGGACCTGTTTCAAATTTTTGGCCGGCCAGTTGTGTTAAATCCATTCCGCCCATTGCAGATTGTAAAGCCTGTACTGCAAATAATCCCTGTGATTGAGCTTTTTCTAATAAACCAGATGATTGCAATACACCAAATGCCTCATCACTTCTACCCGCTGCAAATAATGCTCTAGCTTCTGATAAATCCACATTTTCTCCCAACATCGCGGATAACTCCATTTCTTTAGAAATACTATCCTTATAATTTAATACCATAGATTTACCAGCTTCTGCAATTTTTGCATAAGATGCACCCATATCTCTTACATTCTTTACTTGCTTAACTAATTGTGCACTATTTCTTATATTATATTGTAATGCCAATTCACTAGAGTTTTGTAATTCGGCAGCTATATCCGCAACATTAAATCCTTCAAGGCCTACACCACTTAAAGATTTTTCTAAATTTTTAAATGCATCTGCACCACCTGTTTTGTCTAGCATTCTAAATAAACCAGTTAAACCAGCTACTTCCGATGATGCGATTCCGGTTTTTGCAGAGAATACCGCCACATCTTCACTTAATTTTTGAACTCCACTACCCGCACCTGTTGACATTTCGGACATAGTAGATGCGATAGTTTGTGCATTTATTCCAGCCAACATTAACTCATCTTTTGCATACGAAACACTACCCAATCCGGAACCAAAAAATGCTGTTTTTGCAATTTTATCAAACTCTATGGCCATTTGGCCTAATTCCGTTTGAAAATCAAATTGAGCAAATCTGGATGTATATCCACCTTGTAATTCTATCAATTTTTCTTGTGATTGGATTTCTAAGTCAAGTTGTCTTTCAAATGCCTCATATGCACGTTCTCTACCTTTGAAAGAATCTCTAATCTGTGCATCACTATTTTTCACTGCATTCATTATCACACCTAATGACCCAATAGCTTTAGCAATTATGTATCCTATTCCAATTATACTTGCACTCGTTAATTTATCTGCAGAAAAGATACTTTCGGAAGTTTTTGATACAGCAGTTCCTATGATTGGTGCAGATGCAAATGGTGATTCGGTTATCAATGCATTAGCACCTTGTTTTATTTGTCCTTTTCTCTCACTCGCTTTATTAAATACAGATTGTTCTTGATTTAATGTTTTAAATAAATCTACAATTTCTCCAGTTTCATTATTTACAATTTTTATTTTAGAAACCATTTCATCAAAATCACTTAAATTCTCTTTAAGCATTTCAACCATTTGTGCTTCTGTTATTTGTTTTTGTTTTACCTGCCTATTTAATGTTGCAAATGTAGCAGGGAATGATTTGTATGCCTCAGCAACATCTAATATTTTTTCAAGTTGGTCACCATATGCATCACTATTTTTGTCCAATAGGCCTGATATACTACCAATGATAGCTCTAGTTCCGTCTATTTTTTTCTGTATTGCACCTATGTCACCATATTGTTTCCCATATTCCGATGTAATACTCGTTTGCAAGTCCTCAATTTCTTCCCAGTCACGACCTAAATCTTGAATTCTTTTTTGTTGGTCGGTTAATTCATCCGTCATAGTAGAAAATCCCTTTGCAGTTTTTTCTATTAAGGTGTTTATATTTTTTAAAGATTTAAATTGCTCTTCAAATGATTCTTTCAATTTTCTAGCTTCAACCAAATCTTTTTGCATTTCGGCACGTCTCTGCTGTGATGCTTTATTAAACTCTCTTATTATTTTAATAGCACTTTCGTAAGACTCTCTTTGTTTTTTTAAAAAGTCAAGTTCTTCCTGTTGTTCTTTTGAATTTGATTTAGCCATTAGTATCTTTTATTAAGAACTTTATCTATTTCAGTAGTATCCAATCCTTTACTTTGCAAAATACCTTTCATTTGATTCAATGCAACATCCATTTTATCATTCCACATTGAGTATAATTTACCCAATTTTGGGTCTTTTTTTCGCATGTTTTTAATAAACTCATGTTCCTTATTATCGGACTTTGCTTTTATGAATAAGTTAAATAATTTATTAAATATATTAACTTCTACTAATGTTCTTTTGGGCATAAAAATACTTTACTATAAATATTACTTTCTAGAGGTTTTTGATGTATTACCTTTTTTAGAAGCAGAATTATGTACCTTATTTTCTGAATCTTTTGTTTTTAACAATTCTCTCCAATAAAATTCTCTTAATTTTATAGGCATGTAATATAAGTCTTGCCAGTTAAATCCACCATTGGCAAAGTAAATCATTTGAAATAGTTTTTGATGTAAAACTAAGGAATAATTATTCGGTAGGGTAAAAAAAGTCAACCCCGAATGGGATACGAAGTGCCTCCGTTTCACCGTCTGAATGTGTATGTTCAAAAGTTAAATCTAAATCAGGAGTAATTTGTTTCATATACTTTCTCAAACCTCTACTATCACCCGCTAGTAATTGATTTGAAACAAAATTACTAATAAATCCAATATCTTTATTACCATTTACTTCAACAATTACTCTTCTATATCTTGCAGTAATTTCATTACCCTGTTTTGTTATCTTTTCACTAGCCTCAACATCTTTATTTATGGCCAATTCATCACCATGTGTTAACAATTTAAACTTGATAGGTGTTTTTGAAACTGGTAAAATAAAATCATATTCGTTTTGTCTATTTAACAAAGATTCATCTACTTCTTTTATTTGAATTTTGGATAAATCAACATTAACTTCTTCTTCATTTCTCGTAACATTGTCTCTAACATTAATTTGATAATCAGGACCAAATGCTAACATTCTACTTGTAACTAATATTGCATTCTTATCACCAACCAATAAATCATTAATGTTCACTCCAGGTTCAACTACGATAGATTCTAATAATTTGTCCAATTGAATACCTTTACGAATTAAATTAGTAGAAGTAAGAATATCTTCTTCTTTTGCAGTCATTAACTTAATTGTGATTTCTCCTTTAGATAGTGGAGATGATTCAGGATAACATAATCCTTTTGATGGTAGACTAATAACTTCTGTTGGGAATGGGTATGATTTTTGTCCTTGTTGTTGAAATCCACCCAATCCTCTTGTAACTTGTTGTTCAATGTTTTGTTCCATAATATAACTTTTGTCTTTATTATATATATTATGTTTTTCAAAAAATAAAAAAGGGATACTTTGTGGGTATCCCTTTGTTTTATAGTTTTAATACGATTAGTATTCTAAGATAGCGTAATCATAAGCTAAACTCAATGTGATTGAAACTGGGTCAGTTGAATTTGACCAATCCATTTCACCAAAGTTTGCTTGAATGATGAATGCACCTTTCAAAGTCCATTCTTCAACTTTATCTCCTACTGGTCCTAATGACCAAAATTTGATATCTTTTTTGTAGAATGCAGCGTATCCATCTCTACCTGTTAACGACTCATGTGATAAACGAACCCAATCCATTACTTGTTGAGCTCCAGATGGGGTAATTGGGTCATATAGAGTGATTTCTAAGTCATCCCAATTTGTTTTACCCTTTATCTTTCTCTTAACATTGATATGGTCTAATTCAACCACTTCTGATGTAACAGTAGGTCTTTGTGCTGTTTTGATAATGTACGATTCGATACCGTTAATTTCCATTATAAATCTGTTTGCCAACTTTGGCTCAAAATTACGGTAGAAAATTTTATCAAACTCTAATATTTCTGGCATTTTACTTTATTTTTTAATTCTTTTATATAAATATCTATTTTCTAAATTATCCACCAAAACTTGCACCAGTTGGTAAAATGTTGAAATCAATTTGAATGAATTCAGCAGTTTTAGTTGGTTGTAAGAAGATAGCTCCTGTAAGGATGTTTCTATCAATTACATCTGGTGTGTTATTAGTTTCGTCCATTACAACACGGAATGCATACAAACCTTGTCTTTGTTGGATTGATTCTAAATAAGGGTTAACAATATTTAAGAATGTGTTTCTTGTTGTTGAAGTATTTTGTTCGAATACTAAGAATCTTGAAGTAGATGCTATGTATTTTCTAACAGTCAACAACAATCTTCTAACATTGATTCTATCTAATGCAGATGGTCTATCTTGTAATGTTTTTTGTCCGAATACTACAATACCTTGTCCTGGGAATTGTACGATTGGGTTTACCTTTGATTCGTATAATGTATCCTTTTCAGATTGAGTTAATCTATTTTGAACACTTACTGCTCCTAATAAACCACCTCTATTTAAACCTGCTGGTGCAAACCACTCAGCTGCAACTCTATCATTTGCTGCAAATACTCCAGGTAATAATACTGATGGTGGTACTGCTATTAATTTGTTAGTGTTAATATCGATGGTTTTAACCCAAGGATAGTAAGTTGCTGCCATATTTGAATCAACTGCTTCCGCTTGTGTTGTAGCTTGTGAAATTGTATCAGAATATGAGTTTGTATCCATAATATAGAAACAATCATTTCTTTCTTCTACCATATCTAAAACATCAGTAGTTACTACTGGGTGTAATCTTCTGATAACACCTGGAGTTACAACCATATTGATATCAAATTCATCAGCGTTAGATAATGCTGATATATGTTTAGCGTATGCCATTGAACCACTTGCTGTTGATGTTGATAAATCAAAACCTTGTGAGTTACCTTCGTTTATATCGTTTCCTTTATTTATTGCAATCGTTGGTGACATACCATCGAAACCTTCTTGGAATGCTATTACGAAGTTTCTTTTAGCTACATCAGTTGATACCGAACCAGTCAATGCTAATCCATCAGTTGTATCTAATGAATAAACTGCGTTTGAACCAGTTGATGCTCCTGTTGGAATTGGTCTTACATAAATTGCGTTATCAGTATTGTTATCTAAATCTATACCACCATATTGTGTCGAAGTTGCTGTGATATATGATGCCGAAGGAATTGTTCTTGCAACAGCTGCAGATGATGCTGATACAGGTAATTTATATGCTTCATGTCCGTAAGGAACTGCTTGAACTGGTATTTGCTCAGTTGAAACGTATCCTTCATCATTACTATTCCAAACTCTAATGAATTTTGAATTGTTTATCCAATCACCATATTCAGTTATTTTACCAGAAGAATTGATTGTCTTACTTCTATCACCAATTACTCTCGCAACATAGTTAGGAGAATTAGGGTCTAAATTTACATTAGAGAATGTTTCTAATACACTTTTCTTTTTATTAGTATCAGCGTAATCTCTTACAACTACTGTGAATGTACCATAATCAGTACCACTTACAGAACCTGCTGGCTTAACGTTTGTGATACCAATTTTAACTTTTGAATTTGCTGCGTTACCTGCTCCGATTGTTACAAATCTTAAAACACTAACTCTTTCACCACTTATTAATTGTGATTTGATAATAGGTGTTTTAGCTTCTTGTGCATCAAAGTTAAATAATTGATTTGGTAATACAGATGCTGTAATAGTTGAATTAGTATGGTCTAAACCGGTAGCTGTGTTAGAGAAGTATGCATAAACATAAGCTTCTTTACTACCTTTTGCATTTGCACCAAATACTGCTTCAATATCATTAATATCAGAAGGTTTCAAAGATGCACTTAATGCTGCTCCGAAGAATGCTCCTGATGGAATCAAAAATCCTCCACCAAATGCTGAAGCACTTACATTAGAAATTCCTGTTGTAAATGATGAAGTTTCTGTATCAGTATTAAATAATATACCAACTGAAGTAGATACGGATGCCGTAGTGTTAGATGTTAACAATAATGGTGCGTATTCAGTATAACCACCAATACCTGCTACTCTTGCGATAGTTGCAGTTCCTGCTTCTCTTAAATATGATTGTACTGCTAAAGGAGTGTAATATGTATCATCCACAATACCAAAAAGAGTTTCAAATTCAGCTTGTGAATTTACGATTGTTGGTACTAATGGGCCTTCTTTGAATGGTCCAATGAATGCTGCTCCTATTTCTGCTACACCTTGTTGTAAAAACGAAAGGTCATTTTCTCTAGTGAAAACACCTGCCGATACTAATTTTTCTGCCATCTTATATGCTTTAATTTAAATTTATTAATTCTCCTTATAAATATACATTTTTAACTCAAAACAACAAAATCTTATTTGTATGTTGGTGAGAAATAATTATATGTTTCTGTTACTTTTGTCGAATTTTGTAATACATTATAGAACAATACTGGTCCTATTTGTCCATTCCAAAATGTTGTTCTTGCACTATTACTACCAATTGTTAAGAAGTTAGTAGATGATGGTGCAGTGAATGCAGATGCTGTAAATGTTCCTACCGATGTACCGTCTACATAAACTGTTACAGTTCCTGATGGTTGGAATGTTGCTGATATCATATACCAAACGTTTGTTGATAATGAAGTCGTTAATTGTGCACTATTACCTAATGTACTACCATAGAATTTTACTCTATTTAAAGTAGAACTATCAGATGATTCAATTGCTAAACCATAAAAACCTGCGTAGTCAAAAATGTGTCTTGTACTTGTACCCAATGTTGTTGTAGGTCTTACCCACATATGAATTGTACCGGTATTAGTATTAAATTGAGAAATACCACCATTGATATTTGTAGTAGTATCTTTATACCAGAATTGATTTGTACCATTTAAAGACCAAGATGTTTGTTTTCTTACTCCGGAATTGTATGATGGGTTGCCACCACTAATACCTGCTGCATTTGTCACTCCA